CTATTGCTTCTTCTGCCGTCAAACCATCTGTGATATCATTATCAAATGGAAGATCAGTGGATGGAAGATCTGGATCGGGAGTTAGACTCTCTTCTGGACTTGGAACTAACTCTGATGGAACTGAAGGCTCTGGCTCAGGAATTGGACTCTGAGTTACTGGAGATACTGGAGCCACTGATTCGGATACTGAAGGAGTTGGAATAGGTGAAGAAGTTTCTGAGGGTTGCACAGCAGGTTCTGATGGCTCTGGGCTTGGCTGTAATGGCTGGGGTGACGGTTCTACTGTTGGCTCTGGTGATACTGACGGCTGTGGTTCAGGGCTGGGCGTAGCACTTTGAGTAGGTTCAGGTACTGGCGTTGGCTCTGGGTTCAAAGTTGGCTCAATGCTTGGGACTGGCTCAGTGCTAGGACTTGGCGTAGGTGAAGGGCTTGGGGTTGGAATAACTACGGGCTCATCAAATGAGCTTGGGGCTGGTGCAGGTTCAACTTCAACAGGCAGACCGCCATTAACATCAAACGCTGCCTCTATTAAAACAACAGGCTGACCCTGTTCATATCTTATACCTCTTCTAACATCTGGAGGAAGATCTGTCATTGTAATGATTTCTCCATGCCATCCACCATTTGGAAACTTATTCACAACTAATCTCATTTGAGTTAGTGGACCACTTGATTGTGGAAATGGGCGAACTGACCATTCTATGCAGAAAGAGTCTTGATTGTATCCATATGAAGTGTATGCTCCTGGACCAAAAGAAACCCAGTCTCTACCAGCAATAGAAACCGAAGGGGTTTGTGGATAATCCCAGAAAGTACCATCTGGTTGACCAAAGGTTACAGTTGCATTCGTGCTGTAATATATCCTATTATAGTCTGTTGGTCCAAGGGTAAGTGAAAATGGGAGCAACATTTCAAATGATCCATCATCATCACCCGTAATAGTAGACATATTGCAGGTAAGTGGGGTGTTTGCTTGAGTAATTGGCAATACTAAAAACGTTGCTGTAGCAAAGACTAGCGGAAATAATAGTAGGTAGGAAAGAATTTTCTTCAATTTTTCAGTTGTACTCCTTGTTAAACATTTTTATATGTCTAACTAATTAATTATATCATCAGACTAATTAATTGTGGCTTCAGGAATAAAATCTGAAAAGTCTGCTGGATAATCTGCACCAGGTGTCCACATTTTAAACTGTCTCATATCGGATTGGTATGTCTTGCTTCCCCCAGTAATTCTTATCTGAACTACAACTGGTGACTTTGTAAATATACTCCAACAGTTAGCCCCTACCCAAGTTGAGCCAGGCTTTGAGGTAACTGGGTATATGTTTGTAGCGGTTGAATCTGAACCACCTGATTTTTGTCTAACTAATCTAAGTTTGATATACTTTGGCTTTTTCTTGCCATCCATTTTGACGGCTGCCTGATAGCAAAATAATGATCTTTGACCATTTCCCTGAATGGCTGTCTTGCCATTAAACTTTAGTGTAACCCATTTGTCCTTTTTAATTGTTTGAATGGATGAGTCTTTATATCTTACAGTTTCTGCAGCATTTACAGGGGTTGAGCTAAAGGCAAATAATGAAATCGAACAGATTATTGCTATTAACTTTTTCCCCATCTAATAAGTTTATCAGACATTTGGCTTAAATCCAACATTCCTTATTATTCAAGGCTAATTCCTTGTTTATCCATACCTGATCTTCTATATGCCATCCCCATTCATATGATTTATCTGCTAAATAAAAGCCATGATAATTCATATGATCCGCCACCATTTTTGAGTTCTTATGATTTGGGTGTGTTGAGTCTTGTTCTGTTTCTAAATGAAAACATTTAACGTCTTTAATCTTATCCCCAAGCCCCATTAAAAACTCCCAGGTATAACCCTCAATATCAACCTTTATTAGATCAATTATTTTATCTAATAAGTTTAACTCTGATAGTAAGGTTGTCATCTTTTTTACTGGTACTTCAATAGTGGTTACATGATTTTTAAACTGTTCTTGGTCTACCAGCTTTTGGGCATAAATAGATGAGCATCCAACATAGTCTTCTCTTTCGTGAGATACCTGCTGAAAACTTGTCACTCCATCGTAATCAGATATGGCTGTATGTATTACCGCCATGTGTGGGTAATTCTTTTGGGTTATCTTTATGGCTTCTGGATTAGCATCTATAACATACTCATGTTTACTATTTAAGGTAAACTCTAGGTAAAAAGCATCATGACCATCACGAGTACCAACATCAATGATGATTTCGGCAGTGTCTCCAAAAAACTTTCTATAGTTAGTTGCTAGGGGCTCTAGCGGATTGACATTACGAAGGTGCCCCATTATTCACCAGCTAAATATTTCTTAAACGGTAAAAGAGTGTTTTCCCACATCAATTTTTCATGTCCATATCTATATACAGTTGGTAGTTTTTCAGATACAAAGTTAAAACATGCTTCTCTAAATGAGTCTACATCATCTGCTATAACAACATTTCTAGAATTAGCAAAAGATTCAAATGTTCTGAATGATTTTGTTGTTCCAACAACTGGTCTTCCAGATACCAGGGCTTCTGCTGTCTTTAGATTACTACCACCGCCATAAGGTATTGGCAAAAGAATAACATTAGCAGATGCAATAAGTTTGTTTAACTCATCATTAGATCTAATTCCTAAAAAGAATACTTCCGTTCCTTTTATAAGACTGACCTCTTTACCAACATTTCCACGCAAAGCATCACACATACTGCCAACATAAATAAGCCTAGAGTTTTCTGGTAGCCATTCAGCAGCATCGTTGAGGTATTTCATTGACCCCTCAACATTTGGTGGGTGTCCAGAGCCAATAACTAATGCATAGTTGTTAACAGATGCAATCTTTTGTGGGCTTGCCACTGTACCGTTGTTTGCAGCAATAACATTTGTTGCACCATTATTTTGAAACCAAAGTTTATCTAGTTCCGTGATACATAAAATTAAATCACATTCTCTTGCAATCTCTTCTTCAAGTTCTCTAACATACTTAACTGCACTAATTCTAGCATTTTCAGGAAGTTCTTTTAATAGGTCAGACTTTAATAAAAACTCGATGTTTTGGCTTGAATGAATTAGTTTAGCGTTTGGAAACATCTTTTTAAGTTTTTTTGCTTCTTCCCATAGCCAGGGGTGATCAAAGCTAATTGCATCTGGAATACGGTCCAAGTAGTTTTCTGTATAATAATCCTTGAACATCATTATAATATCATCTAATTGTGGGTGCTTGTGATTAGTCCACTCTGGAATATCTGGTAAAAATCTAATCGGAAGTTGATGGACGTGCAATATCTTTGAGTTTGGGTATACATCTTTAATTACTTTAAATACTTGCTGGGACCTAATAGCACCACCCCACTCTCCATCTGGAGGAAATGGTGACAAGTGCAATATGGAAGCATCGTTTGGTAAGTCTAATGCATTATTACAGGCAACAATACTTTTCATAGTTCCTCAATAGTTTCATGTTCAATTCCTAAGTCATCTAGCGGAATAAAGTCTTCATTCATAACGACTTCATCATAGTGAATGCCATCTAATGTAAACTGTACACGGGATGAATGAGCACCAAAAGAAACTAACTCAGCAGTTACATGCTCTTCAATCATCCAAACTAAACGATAAAACATTACACTGCTCTCCTTGGCGGATCGCCTTTTGCACCGTCAAAGTGGAAAGGTATCCCAAATGATTCTACAATATTACGAAGCTCATGAAGATACTCAAGTGTTCCAACCTGTTGTCCATCACTCATAGACATTACTTCATTTTCATATGTTCTTGCAGCAAGATAATCTGGAAACTCTACAAAGTCTACTGTTAGTTTTGCATATGGTTTTTTCACAGACTTCATTGCTGCTAAAATCTCTGGGGTAAACCTAGCCATTAATAGCCTCTAATATTTTTTGCCATATCTCTTTGGTCTTGTGTGCATTACGAGCCTGATTAATTTCACCATCAACTAGGTACACTCCACCCCAAACACCCCATTCTGCATTGGTTGTTCCTTGGTTAAAGCATTCTTTAATTACTGGACACCTAAGACAAACATTTTCATCAATAGCCTTTGCAAGGTCTTCATCTTCTTCATACTTATCGAAGAACATTTCCTTGTCCATAGCTCTGCACTGGGCTTTAAGTACCCACTCATCCTCTAGCATATCGGTTAGGTATCTCCCATCCCTCTTCAGTAATTGGGAATGTTTTAGCAAAGCCCCACTTAAAACTTTTAAAGATACCGCTTGGCATAAAATATGCATCTGGATCTGGTTTAAACTCTACTATATCCCAGCCATCCCAGGATAGGGCTGGTGTCTTATCTACTAACTTATGTGCATAAGCATAGTTTGTAACTAACATTATATTCCTTTAGTATTTGTAATAGGATGATTTGGTCTTACTGTTTTCTGCTTTGTCTAACAAAGAATCAAAGAACCTTTGATCTTCTTTAGAGTTAAATGATAGCACATGATCAAACTCATATGTATCGAAGTCTTCAACTACTTGTGCTTTTCTTACTCTGCTAAACTTAGCCTTGATTCCATTTTGCTTTAGCATTCCTTCGCTTCGGTTAACAAACTCAGCAGTGAAGTTATTAATCTTATGGGGACCAGCAGTATATATTTCAAGCCTACCGTCACTATTTTTCATATTTTCTTCAATAGCAACTACCATGCCACGCATAAATGTGGGGTAGTCTTCAAACTTATCTGTTCCATATACTAAAATTTTCATACTATATTATATCAATTATGAATATTGTTGTCAAGGGTTATGTTTTAATTATATAGTTTACTACTATATAAGGTTGTAGGTTTGATAGGGTGTCTGATGCAGATACACTATGAGAGTGTGCTGCTTGATTGCTAGTGGTATTTCCATCACTTGCACCGCCTGTACCGTTTCCAGCATTAGCTCCACCAGTTGTAATGCCAAAACCATTAGCATTGGATGTATTTCCGTAGTTTGAGTTTCCAGTTGTAATACCAGCACCATTTGCATTAGAAGTTCCACCATTAAATGCTACAACATTGTGTGCATGATCTGGGCTGTTAGACACAGCAAAGTTGTCAGCATGGGCGTGACCTATAGACTGTAGGGTATTGGAAGTATTTCCAGAAGAAGCCTTGGTTCCTGCGGTATTATTTGCAGATACGGAACCAGAGATACCATGATTGTGAGAACCACCAGTGATGTTGTGATCATGTGCGGCGTTGTGACTATGATCTGCGTAGTGACTATGGTCTGAATAGTGACTATGGTCTGCATAGTGACTATGATCTGCCGTATTGTGTGAATGATCTGTCGTTGTATGACTATGATTACCAGCATCACCTGTATTTGCAGAAGCATGTTGGTGAGTTTTTGCACCACCAGTTTCATTGAGTGCGTCAAACTCTGTCTGAGCAGAGTCTAATCCAACAGGTATTCTACCTTTTAAGTTTGGTAAGTTAAAGGTCGTTGAGCCATCACCAACACCATAGGTTGTTGAGATAGCAGAAAATAAAACAGGATAAGTTACCCTGCTAATAGCAGAACCGTCACAAATCAACCAGCCAGAGGGAGCAGAAGCCCCTGCATATTGAACAATCATTCCAGGAACGTTTGTTATTTTTTGAGCAATTAGATCGGTTACTGTTGCAGAAAAGTTTGCATCATCATTTAAAGCTGCTGCTAACTCATTTAAAGTATTAAGTGTGGTTGGAGATGAGTCTATTAGATTAGTAATTGCAGTACTTACAGCATTGTCTGCATAAACCTTTGTTGCGTAAAGAGAAACGGCAGTAGACTCTTCTAGATAGTTTGTTGTAAGATCTACTCCAACTAAGTCCCAGGAAACACCATTCCATACATAGTCTTCATACACGTCTCCAATATCTGGATCAAGTGGAAATATAGTAGCCATAGTAATCTAATTATACCTTAATTCTATTGGCAAAGTCTTTCCATTCAGGCAAAACAGCCTTCCAGGAGTAGCAGTTGTTAGCCCTATCTATTTGATTAGGTGCATCAATAAGGTCGTCTCTAACCTCTTGTATAGCTTTAATAATCTTAACAGATATATCTTTCGCTTGTTTCTTTAAATCTTCATCAAAGGGGTATATTTTTGTTAAACCAATGCCAGTTTCTGGAAGAACGGTAAAACTATTTGTAATACAATATAGACCTGCACTCATAGCCTCAATTAGTGCTATGCAGGATGTTTCTCTCCAAGTTGAAGGGTATGCAAAGATATGGGACTGTTGCAACTTATTCCTAGTTTCCTCATTTGATAACCTACCATGACAGATAATCCTATCATCTAATAAAATAGACTCTTTAATCCTATCTTGTATATCTATTTTCCAGTCAACAGTTTTAGTATCAAGGTCTCCTATAACGTGTAGCTCAACGTCTGGGTCTTTTATTAAAGCAAATGCATCTAAGAGTACCTCAAGACCTCTATATGGCTCAGAATGAAATACTAGTTTTATCTTATCTTTTGGTGGGTCTAAAAATGGTATTGGTTCAATAGCGTTTCTTATTACATGACACTTAGATTGATCTAGCCCTGGGTATGCTTCAACAAACCTTTGATATTGATAATAAGAAACAAATATTATATGGGCAACTAATGGGTCTGTTAGCCATGATAAGTCACCCTCAAACTCTCCAAGGTGAACCCATACAATGTTTTTACCATCTTCTCTTAAATCATTTTTTCCTGGAGCAAGTATCCAGTTCCATTCCAATAGGGACGGTAAAACTGGTAATACTTTTTCTTCCATAGCCAAAGCCATTAGCTCTGTTCCGCCAATCCAGGAATGATCTATGTCAAATATTTTTTTTCCCAATTCAAAAAACTTCCTATTAGATTAATCTTTGATGTGTGAGAAAGATTAATTGTCTTATCTAAATAAACTTTAATTCCTAAGTCTTTAATTTTACCACAAACAACATAGTCTTCAGAATACATTTCGCTATCTTTTACTAAGACTTCAAATACATTTTTACATAGCAAGCCATCATCCTGATAACTTTCATTTGCTTCCCATAAAGAATTAACTACCTCTTTAGACATTTTTAAAAATCCAAATCCAATGCCATCTACCTCTATAATGTCTCCATTAACTAGATTAGGTATCTTTGCAACATAAAGTTCTTTTATTGTCTTTCTTCTATATGTTGCACCCACAACATCTAAAGGGCTAGTAATCAATCTTAATAGGTCTGTTGGATCCCAATCAATATCTGAATCAATCCAAACTACACAATCGTATTGATTATGATAGGCATTAAATAATAATTTATTCCTTGCACTTTGAACAATAGCTTCCCCATTAATATAGTGATGGCTAAGCTCATACCCGTTTTCTTTTAAAAGAATTGCTGATTTTAACAGACTTGAGGAGTATTCTATAGAAACAGAACCATCATAGGCTGGTGTAAGTATTGCTACTTTCTTCATTATTCATCTTCAATAAGTGATAGTTCACGGTTGTACCACATGTCAACCATTTTGTAAAAGTCTTTAAAGGTACCAAAGTTAAATGTCTTGTTGTCTATAAATGGAAGAAGAAGGGCAGACCTCATTGTTACATTTTCTTTTTCTAGATCAATTACATCTCCAAATGGATGCAGGGCTACACCAAAGGTAAAAGTAACAGCACCATCTTTGATGTCTTCTGGATAGATGTATTTATTTGGTCTACCAGTTCTATCTTGCATCATCTCATAGGTTCTTGCTAATTTTTTAATGTATTCGTTAAGCTTATCTGAATCTAGCATTATTCATAAACCTTCCTTTTCCATAATTCATTTTTATACCACCCAGTAATTTTATTTCTAGGTCTGGCACTCCAACCTGCTGTTTGCATAGAAGGTACTAACTCTTTTTTCCAGTCTTCTCTCTTAAATGGTATCATTTGCAAAATTGGTGTCCCAGCTTCTATTATCCCAGAAAATCCCTTTTTAAGTGCAAACGGCACACCGCCAGTTCCTATTCCATTATCTGCATCAACAATTCCGCTAGTAGCAATAAATGGCAGGTCTAGCCTATTTAAAGGATGGGTGACTAAAACACTATATCCCTTTGGTGCTTTAAAACAATATTTAATTTCCCAAGCCTGAGAAAATGTTGAGTATCCTTCTGCTGTTGGCACTGAATCAGCTATGGGCTTTCCTCTTGGTGTTAATGGTGGTATTTCACTAGTCCATTTCATTGTAAAGTTATCATCATCTATCCATTCAACAAGGATATCGCAGTGCAGTTTAACTATATATCCAGATGTTAAACTATCTAAAAATGGCATACATGCCTTTACACTCATATTAGCACCACCATTTTCTGCAATGGTTAGTTTATTTCCAACAGAGTATCTAGACAGGTCCTTATACCATTTTGGAATTAATTCTTTTGCTGAAACTGGTTCTGGAAAAAGATTAGATATTTCTGGTGTTTCTGCCCACACCTCAAATGTTTTTTTCTTTATTCTCATTTCCATACCTTCTTTGTTCTAAAGAATGTTTTATATCTATTTTGAATCTTTCTCTTAGCATGTTGCCAAACAACGTGCTCTAAAAGCTCATCAGCTTCTGATATTTTATGAGACCATTCTTCTCTTCTAAAAGGTATCATTTGAATCATTGGGGTATCATAACCTACAATTCCTTCAAAACCTTTCTTAATAAAGAATGGAAAGTTTACTGGAGATGGGTGCTTGTCAGTATCAACAATGGCTGGTACACAATAAAATGGCAACTCGTCTCTCATTACTGGCGTTATAAACAATGTTGAGTATCCTGGAGGGGTTCTAACAATCCAAGGATTGATAAACTTTAGGGCTACATCTGGATGATATCCCTCTGGTACAGAAAACTTATTAAACTGATCTTTTGAATGTGATTGAACCAGAGACATTCCATCAACGGACCAGGAAGTTAGGGGAACATTGTTTTCATCAACTTGAAAAAGTATATCTCCTGGACACTTAATAACATATCCAGCGGTAATTAAATCAAACACTGGCATACACGCCTTAATTGTTCTCGCTGGTGTTCCCGTCTTATCCAAAACCATCTTGTCTCCAATGTTTAGGTTTTGATCTTTATACCACTTAGGTATAGTTGCAGAGGCTAAAACTGGTGCATCAAATATTTTTGAATACCCAACCTTAGCCTCCACAAACTCTATAACTGGCTTTGCGTTCTTACTCACTAAAACTCCAATTTTCTGCTTGATCTATTAAACTTTGCTGTAGCAATGCTTGTTCTTGCTCCTTAGCTAAAGTTTCATTATTTATGTAAATAGATGAAGATACTGTTTGCATAAGTCTAACATATGCAATAGTTTTTGTCAAGTGGTCTTGTGATCCAGTGTCTAAGCATGATAGCTCTTCTTCTACCGCCTCCATAAGACCATCTTTTATGTCTTGAATTAGATCTTCTTTATGAGACTCAGAAAGACTGCAAAAATAGTTAAACTTTTCGTGTCCATCTATGTCAATAAACTCGGTATCAGATACTCCAAAGATTAACTTGTCTCCCACTAATATTTTCTTGTATGTCATTTTACCCTCCTATCCTTATATTTTTATATAAAACATTGCTGTTGCGTAGTTCGGTACTGCCGTTGTAACAGCAGTAGTTGTTGATACAGATACCGTATGATCATGATTAGTTCCACTTGCAGTATACATATTGCCATCTGCATAATGATCGTGTTCAGTGTACGCTCCATATCCAATTGCAGGAACATATCCACTGTGAGCATGGTATCGCCCTGCAGCAGACTGATTACCATCAACTTTTCCAACTGGTTGATTTGCTGGAGTATTTGAGTTTCCAAAATAAAACCCACCCATATAGTGTGCGTGATATTCTCCCTGTGCCTGTGCATAAGCTGACCAGTAGTGACCATGATCAAAGGTTGAGGTTCCAGCAGTTGTAGTAGCATTTATAGAATTTGTGTGGGTGTGCGATGCAGAACCCCCAGATGCATTTAACGCTTGAGCATTTTTCATTGCTAAAAACTTAACAGAATTGTTTAAGGTTGGAACATTAAAGGTTGTAACCGCAGAAGGTTGGTCTGTTGTTCCTGCAGAATATGCTGTACCACCATAAATATTTCCAATTATTTTGTGAAGATTGCTGTATGTAAATGTATTCAGTGATCTTCCATCACAGGGAACCATTCCAATTTCATCAATGTTTGTTAAAAAAGAGTTATGACCATAGGAAACAATTGAGCCAACTGGAATAAAGCTATTGGTGTTTGTGTCAATATCATATCCAGATATTACCTCTAAGTCTACGCTAGTCATGTTTATATTATATCCTACTTAAGACTTTATAAAATAATTTATTACAAAACTTTGTGGGTTTATGGATGAACTATTGGAGTTTACTGCTGCAAATGACCCAGAATGCGTATGACTTTGTGAAGAGTTTCCAATACCTGTAGACATTCCATGACCATGATCATTTCCATAAGGTCCATCTTGGTTCCCACCACAGTTTACTGAGTGGAAATGACCTGCACCAGAGGCACCACCAGAAGAAAAACCAGTTTTGTTTGCATTTAGTGGGTTATTGTCAGTACCACCACCTGATCCACCACCACCTGGGGCATGGTAAATGTTATTGTTATTTACATAATTGTTTGTTGGATGACCATGATCTACGGTTTTTGCTGCTAAATCATAGTTTGCAGAAGTTGAGTGGCTATGTGTGCTAGAGTTTCCATAAATACCACTACCAGATGTTTTCTGAATAAGATATCTTGAAGACATATTTGGCAATCTAAAGTAACCTACAGTTTCAGTGCCTAAGTTATATGTTGTTCCAATTGAAGTATATAGGTCTTGATACTGAGTTATTAAAACTTCTTGACCATTACAGTTTAACCAACCATCAGGGGTTGCTGCAACCATTGAGGATACAATTGCACCTGGCAAGAAAAATGGATTTTTGCTGTCTGCTATTTGTACTCCATCTTTTACGTTAAAGTTGCTCATTTTATCCTGCCTTAACTATAAAGTTTAAATAGATTGTTGGAGGTATAATTGCGGTGTTTGAGGAAATATACCCAGCTGCACTTGATGCTACAGTGTGAGCGTGTGCAGGTGCATTCGTATCATTTCTAGTTATGGCTCCATTATGTGCATGATTATATCCAGCATAGTTTGATCCCGATGCATATCCACCAGTATAGTGCTCATGGTTTTGAGTTGTCATATTCTGAGAGCTTCCTGCTCTATAGTTAGCAGCATTGTTTCCAAAAAAATCAATGCCAACATTTAAATATGAGTAGTGTGCATGAGCGGTATAGGTTGCATTAAAATATGTACCAACATTATGAGCATGAGAAATTGCGGTGTTATTGCTATTATTACCAGCATATGAATATGAATGCTCATGATTACTTGAACCAGTATTTGTATTTAAAGTAAGACTATCACTGCCTTTACCAATCAAATATCTTTCTCTTAAGTCTGGGAGGGTATTTGAATTACCTAAAAGAGCATATAGTTGTGGATATAAGGTTTGATCAAAGGTTGAACCATTACATAAAAGCCATCCAGCAGGTGCTGTAGTTCCAGCATATATTAAAATTGTTCCAACTTGTGGCAATATATTTTGTCCATATTCTTTGGACTCTAAACCAGATTTTACCTTTAGATTAATCATTAAACAGTTACCGCAGTTCTGATTATTTTAACAGAACAATTAGATGTGGAAGCATCTGTTACTGTTGCTCTTAAAAGGACATTTCCTCCAGATATTGTAGATGATATTGTTACTGGAATTGCATTAACTGTGCTTTCAAGGATACCATACTGAGTAATTTTTGTATTGGTGCCATCATGTATTAAAAATATCTTTGAGGAATAGTAGTCTGTTCCCTGTGTTACCTGAACAATAAACTCAGCAGTTCTATACTTTGTTGTAGCAAAGGAGCTAATTGTTGTGGCGGTATTTGCAGTAATAGATACAGTTTGTGAAACAATATCTACAAGAACATCAGTATTGACGGTATCATCAACAAATGATCTTACCCATGCTTCACCGTCCCAAATCCAAGTAACACTGCCTGATGTATATGTATCATTAAGTTCTGGGTCTAAAGGAAATATAGTAGCCATTATCCTATTAAATACCCCCCATAGTAAAATGCATGACTTCCTGTTCCAAGATTCATTGCAACGGAAGAAAACATCTTGCAAATCATATAGTCACCTGCAGCAAGGTTGTAAATTACTGGAGAAAATACAACAGGTGAATCCGCTATAGAGGTATTTGCTCCAGAAATATATGTTAGAGAGCCATCATTGATAGTAAAAGAAATTGCATACCTATTTCCTGCACCATTATAGTTGGTCCATCCACCTGCATAAAACAAATATCTTCCAGAAACTGGGGCAGTAAATCTTCCAGTAGATGCATTCCAGTTTGAACCAATGTTATGATCTACAATTGCCGTAGAAACCCCACCAGATGTTAAAAGCCTTGATATGTCTAGCCATGTGCCTCCACCATTATATGCCGTTCCAGCCGAACTACGAATTAAAAATGAGGGGTTGTTTCTTACATGTCTTCCAGATGAATCAATAGATCCTATTACGGTTCCACTACTATCCTGAATGTTTAATAAGTTTGCTGTTTGAGATACAGCCCCTTTAATTGTTAGGGGGGTTTGGGTAGAAAGAGACGGTATCATTTCCATAGTGCCGTTTATACGTCCATTTACTGGGGGCTTTACATATCCTGGCATTATCCTGCAATCTCCATTAAAGTTATTGAAGATATAAATCTTCCATCGTAATAAGCAGTATCTCTATCGCCTTCAGTTCTATTAATAAATACAGTTGAGCCATTGCTGTCCCCACCCAATTGAACTTTATAGGTTATTGCAGATGTTGTGTTGGGCGAGTCCCAAATATTTCCACCAAGCTGTGCTACATAGAATGGTCCAGCACCTGATGCCATATAAAATTCTGACAAGGACCTTGGTCTAGAACTTGAGGCATCTCCAATTCCAATTGCCGTTGAATCTCTAAGTACCCTAGATCTTACAACGCTTGCATCAGTATCTCCAGCTGCCTTTACATCTGCAATTATTAATATGTTGCTACTAGAATATGTGGGGGTAATTGATAAAGATAAACCAGAAATGTCATTCCACAATGCACCACTTATAACCTGTGCATCAGTCTTTGTAATATTTTTTACTTGTAATATAGAGCCACTATTAACTGCTTGAAATATATTATATCCACCAACGGTGGTAGATTGATCAACAGTATTTGTAGGTACTAAATATCCAGGCATATTACTATTATACCTCCTCTAGATCAGAAGGCTCAGGAATATTTCCTTCTTCTAGCCACTTTAAATATTCTTGATAGTCCATATTTGATTCGTCAAATGGTATTATTGCGTTATCTGATAAACGATTAACACATTTTGCTTCTTCTCCAGTTATTGAGTCAATACATTTTTTATACATTATAACTCCGCACTAAAATCTGCATAATTAGATCCACCATTTGTATATAGTGCATTTGGCTGACCTGTAGTTCCTGCTCCACCAAGAAAATCTAGTTGACCATGCGATATAGAATTATATGCAGCTTGTAGAGCAGTTGAAGTTCCAGTGCCTCCTCCATTCCAAAAATTAAAAGTTCCAGAGATAACGGTAGTTGGGATTGCCCTCATTCTTGTGTATAAGGGCATTAATACTCTTGTTGCATTTCCTCCAGCGTTAACTCCAAATCCAGCAGGGTCAATAAATCTTTGAAAGTATCTATGGCAAAGAGTTGTTTCAAGTCCTATTGGACGTTGCTCAAGCGGTGTGGGAGTAGTTCCTGCCTCAACTTGAACACCCCAAAAATCAAAGGTATTATTTTGAATACCAAGTGATCCGCTACGAGCATTAAAATCAGCACCTGCAGATGTAAATAAATCTAAGGCAATAAACGAGCTTGATCCAATTGTTTTTCCAGAAATAGAAGGAACCTGAACTGTTACCGAATATCTATTCCATAAAGTAGACAGAGTTACTTGACCTGCCAATGTTGTTACACGGGTTGAGCCACCTGATCCAAAGTTTTGATCCATTTCAATTGCAATTTTTGGAGTACCAGATGCAGCCTTAGCCCAAAAAGATATAGTAATTGTTTGCCCTGCAAGTGATCTAACATCTTCAATTTTTTGAATTAATGCTGCATAAGCACCAGACAAAGTTTGACCACTAGTAGTTAATCTTGCAAAACTTATTGGCTCATATCCAGCTATAGCATTTCCAGGAGTAAATGTTTGTGCAGAGTGAGTCAATGTTCCATTATTTGCTTCTACATACCATCTATCAAATCCATACCCTGAAGTATAAACTGTTCCAGCAGATCCTAGACCACGTTGATTAATTCTAAAGTCACCATTAATAATTACATTTCTAAAACCACTAATTGGGGTAGTAGTCATGTTGGCATAATTAGATAAATCGGCGGTAGTTGAAGTTAATCCTACCCAATCCGTTCCATCATATGTATATGTTCTCTTACCCATTGTGTGCAATCTCCATTATAGTAATTGTTGATATCGGCTGTCCATAGTAGTCAGCAGCATCGGTGTCTGCATAAACATTTCTATTTATACCTACGGTATAAGTTGAGTATGCATTAAGCTGCATACCATAAGTTAAGGTTGAAGTTGTATTTGGAGAGTCTAAAAATTGAAAGAAAGTATCATTCCACGAGTTTCCAGATGTTCCACCTTCATAATTATTAACTGCAAAAGATACAGGTATTCGTGATCCACGAGTAAGACCAAGAGAATCTGTTAAAACTGAACCATTTCTTGTCATTCTTCCTTGGATTTCCCAATATCCAGTAGAAAGATGCATATGATATGACACTAAAATTTTACTACTAGCATATTTTGGAGTTATAGCCTGTTCAAATCCTGTAATTTGAGAAAAAGTAGTTGCCCCTGTTGCTGAAGACCAAACATCCTTAAAAACTTTTTGTACAACTTGAATTGTATTACCAGGCATTGCTCCACTTGCATTATCTCTAGCTCTACTCATTTATGCACCACCATTATTATATCCATAAATTCTTATTGTACCCGTCATAGTAGAAGAAGAGGGGCTAATTGTAAGTCCAGTAAAGTTTGTCATACCAGTTCTGTTAGCAGAAACAGTAAGTGCTGCGGAATTAGAACCGCCAAATCCAGTACCAGTAACAACACCATCAATAGCTGTTCTATATAAATCTAAACTAACAACACACCTATTTCCAGGTATGCTTCCCATAGTTGTAGCAACTGTTATAGAGCTTGCATTATTTATAGCAGTTGCAGCAGTTACGCCATCAAACCTTGTACTCCAAACGCCACCATAGTATCCAGTGCTTACAAGAGTGGTAGCGTCCCTAAAGTTCATTGCTAGTGCAGGTCCTCCAGTAGCAGCATGTGCAGATATTAAAATTTTGTAGGTATCATATGTGGATGAAAAACAATTAATTACATCAACTGTACTGGAACCGCTAAATGATATTTGACCATTTGCAGAAATAGTTCCAGTTCCAGAGCCAACTACAACTCCAGTAGGAATAACTAAATTTAATCCATTAGATACTTTAGTATCGTATTTGGCATCAGAAGCAGACTTAGTATATACATCTGTTAATTCAATAGCGTATGGGGAAATTACTTCTACAATATCCCCTGCAGAAAGTGCGGTTAAAGATGTAATAGATGTTCCATTGGTCGCAAAGTAGTCTAGATTTTTTGCTAGGAGTACCCCGTTTAAATACACCTGCTCATACCCTGCAATATATTTAAGAATAGATAAATCATTTCCAGCTCCAGATAGAGAAGTTTCTCCACCTACCGCAGTTTTTGACCAACGATATACAGTTGTATTATCAATGCTTGGAACATCACTTGCTGTATCTACCCAGATATCTCCAACTTGTGGAGCGGTAGGTTCAGTTGCTTGTGCATAAACATATGTATCTGCACCTGTTTCATAGATACCCATAATTTGAAATGATACATCTGCTGTTGTTGATCTTACATAAATCTTATCTCCAGACATTACTGGAAAGCGGAATGTTTCAAGAGAGTTAGTTGCAGTAATATCTGCATCATATGCAATGTATGACCAATTTGCAGGGGTAGCATCTTGACCTTGTGGAACTATCCAAACTCTAACTTCCGCCACAGTATTTGCTTTATTAGTTGCAATGATAGATGCGAGTGAACTACGAGTGGCGGTATGAAGAAGGGTATCTGTTGTTGCACCTGGATTTGAAATTGCTAATCTTGAAATTGCCATTATCCTATTAGATACCCCCCAAAGTGAGCATAGGTTCCACCATACCAACCACCAGCATCAGTTATAAAAACATCTACATAGTCATTTGCAGACAAGAATGTAGAAGCAACCAGAGAAGAGCTTTCTCCATATCCGCCATTTTCACTTAATCTTAATTCTGTTGAAAAAGCTGTTCCGTTTTTTCTAATTCTAAACCTAGATGTACCTGTATCTGGAGTTTTTCCATTATCCGATTTAATTGTGCCAAAGTAAAACATATATGCTCCAGCAATAGGTGCAGTAAATCTTCCAGTAGATGCAGAATAATGATTTCCAACATTAACCTGTGGACTATTAAGTATTAGGGCTGCATTTATATCATTTAAGCCACCACCTGTATGTAGTACATAAAATGATGGTTGAAATGGCTTATTTACCCTGCCACCAGAATCAATACTTAGTCTAGTTGTTCCACCTGTTTGTAAACTTAAAGTGGTAGCAGCATTAATACCATTATTAGCATTAACTAAACCATTAAATGTTTGATTAGCTGTAAAAGTGTATGCTTGACCAGTATCAACTACCCCAGACATTGGAACCCAATCGCCTAGAGTAGTATCATAAATATATGCTGGTCTTGCTTGTGATGCTACCATTCTTTAATTATACCGCCTCTGGTGCTGAAATTGAAGCTTGACGCTCTGCTGCAGAAAGTACATCTGCTGCAAGAACTACTGCTTCACGATCTGCAGGAATTTCAGTTACAGACGGGTCAGCAAGCATTCTTGCTACCTCTGCCTGAAAAATTTCTTCCATCGCAATTCGTGCACGTTCTGAAGCGGCATTTTGAATCCATTCTTGTGGATCAAATGCAACATAGGCTAATGCCTTGTCTTGTGCTTCTGTTAGTGTTACCGTATATTCCATTTTATTCTCCTTTTTATCCTAGTAAATATCCCCAAAATTGTTGATCTGCTCTTGGAGACCCAAAAAGAGTTCCTAAAACAAGAACCACATCTACATAATCATTTGCACTCAAAGAAAGCAAAAAAGTATTTTGTGCTGTAGAGTATCCTCCAGTCCAGTCATTTCCAGAATAAGAGCCATATCCATCAATTGTTTGAGATCCATTTTTTCGAAGATTTATTTCACATCTTCCTGTATTTTCAGTTATTAGATGAGAAAATCCTAAAAGATATGTCCCTGCAATTGGTGCTGTAAACCTAGTATAGCTTGCATTTCCTACTGGAAAAACAGAAAGCGAGGAACTTACATTTAATGGTGCAGATCCACCTTGCATACCACTGCCATTTAAAGTAAATCCATGATATCTAAATGCTGGTTGCAGTGGAGTTTTAACGTATCCATCTTTATTAACAGAAAATAAATCTGCACTTGCACTATTTTGCACGTCAAATATATCTGCTGTCTGTGATGTAATCCCTCTTACAGTAAGTGGAACTTGTGTAGTAGAATTTGACTGAATTATCTGACCTGCAAGAGTGTTTAATGCAGTTCCATTTCCATCTTTATCTACCCAAATCATTCCATCCATAACATCTAATGGTGGGGTATTTGAATATGATGTAACACCTGCTGCTAATGCAATATCTACCTGCTTTAATCCATTAATCATAAATGACATATCATTTGTATCTGCTCTTACATATACCACGTCATTTTGATTTAATGCAAAGCGGTGTGTTTCTAAACTGTTTTGTGGCACAATATCTTGATCATATGCAAGATAGGCATATTGTGATGTTAGTGTTGCACCGCTTGGTACAATCCACATTCTAACATTTGAAGTAACTGAAGCAGACTTATTTGTAGCAATGATGGATGCTAGAAATGGACCTGTTGCTGTATAAATAGCAACGTCTGTATTTGCTGAAGGATTTGAAAGTCCTAATCTCATTAAACCCATATTATGCTCCTAACCAAAAACTATTTGAAAGGGCAGTCATTGTAGATACTGCTCCTCCGCCTGAACCAATTGACTGGTACTCTGAACCGTCATTCGTGTATTCCCACTGATCTTCTGTCTCATTAAACCTAATTGAAACATCAGTTAAATCTCCACGATTTACTATTATACCAGCATTGCCTGTAGGAGTGCCAGTGATATTTTCATTTAATGTCAGGAAATCTGTGATTGGTTCGCTAAGAACATTAAAGCTTAGGGAATTGCTTACGTCACTGTAAGTAATTTCAATATTGTTATGGGTTCCGTTTGCAACCATTGTTGAAACAATATCCATTACCGCTTCATCATTAAGGTTGTTAGATGCTTCAACCCAGAAAGTACCGTCATATACATAAAGTCTTCCAGTTTCTATTTGAAACCAGGTTAGCCCAGCAGTAAGTGCTTCAGTTGGTGGATCATTGGAAATCTCTACTCCACCGCCAGATCCAAACCCCTGATATTCAATACCATCGTTTGTAAACTCCCACATATTTAAAGTTTCATTCCAGCGGATTGCTACATTGTTGCTACTTCCACGCTCTACAACCATAGATGCATTTAAGGATGGAGTGCCAGTCTGTGACGAGTTTAAAGTAATGTCTTGACCATTGTTCTGTATTCCACCAACAACTACTGTCCCAGTAAACACGGCACCATTTGCAGTAAGGTCTGCTAGGGTAAAAGATGCGTGGGTGGTGTCAATATTTACTGCCTCATCTGGCTCTGGTGTGTATCCCTCAAAGAACTTAAACACTCCGTCAGATGCATCTCTAAACAGACCTGCGTGAGCATATCCTGCATTATAATATCCACCTGCAAAACCTAAGTCTGGATTTGCTTCTGTCTTTGCATGAGCAGTTCCACCAGAAACAAATGTTCCAGTGGTAGTTTTAGCAACAACAAACTGTGTAGCTGTAGCAGAAAAAACAGTAAGACCATCTGCAGAAGATATGTTATATCCTGCTGGGTTCATTCCAGTAACTCTAATATCCATTCCTGGAGTATAATCATTTTCTGCGGTATATGTTACATAAGTTCCACTTCCAACAGCATTTGTAATTACACTATCCTGAGCAGCATTTAAATAGATTAAGTTGTCATGAGTTGCTACTGTCTGGGTATTTTCAGTAGTAGTTGTACCAGCAACATAAAGGTTTCCATCAATCCAAACATCTTTGGCAATTCCCACACCACCAGATATAATTAATGAGCCTGTAGTTGAACTGGTTGCCTGTGTTGTATTAGATATTGTAATGGCGTTTGTTGATGTTGCACCACGATCAGTTACCGTTTCAAGGGTGTCAGACTCTGCGGTTAAATAAGCAGATAAATCTACAAAAGCCCAGGAAACACTTGTTCCGTTTGTTTGTAAGAACTTGCCAGTGTTTCCAGATTGTGATGGAAAAGAATCAACTGTTTGATTTATCCACTTTGAAGTGTCAGTATCCCAAACGATTGCCTGTCCATCGGTGGGCGTTCCAGTTACCACAACATTTGAAAGGCTATCTAATGTGTGATTATGGGAAGTTAAAGATATTGTTCCAGAATTGTCAGGAAAGGTTATAGTTCTATCTGCTGTAGGATTAGTTATTGTAAGGGTTGTTTCATTGGCATCTTTAGTGGCACCCTCAAATATGAGGTTTCCCTTTAACTCAATATCGTTTTTAACAATAAAATTTTTACTAGCCAATGAAGTTCACTGTCCCTTCAGAAAAATTATAGCACATTATGAAGCCCCTAATGGAGCCTGTATTGAAGTTGAAACAACTTTTACAGTCACTCCGTTATAATTAGTTACTGTAGCTTTTAGCAATATATTGCCTCCTCCAGTATCAGCACTGAGTGTTAGGTCAATAAAACCAGATCCAGAATCTTTTTCTATAATTGCATACTCAGTAATATCAACAGTATCAGATGCAGATACGTCTCCTGCAAGTAAAATCTTAGAGGTTGTGTATGCACCAATATTAAGACTTGAAACTAGGACCAGACATTCTATTGCTAGTGCCCCATCACCTGGTGAAAAGGTAGCAATGGTTGTTGGAGAGGCTGATGTAAGTGTTGTGGTTGTGGTTTTTACCGTTGCACCATTAACAACAAGAGATGTTGCTGTTGCTGCTCCAATATTTGGAGTAACAAAAACTGGGGAATCTGGAATACCAATAGTGACTCCACCAGTTGATCCAGATACAGAAATTTCATTTGTTGTTCCATAAAGTGCGGTAACGCCAGTATTCGTAAAGTTAAATATTCCAGATGAGTCTACATACTCTACAGATACACCATTATGTGCTCCACCAGTTATCATTGAGGCTGCTGCGTCTTGTGCCTTTTCATCAGTAAAGTATAGGTTGGTTCCCTCTGGAACAACTGAGGTATTTAGAGTTGTTTCTACTGGTCTTCCAGATGTTCCAAGCCATATCTTATCTGATGCTAGGTTTGGTAAAGTGTCTATTGAAGAAACAAAAGTATTTCCATAAACATATATAGTTCCGTTATCTGTAGATAACACCCTTGCAAATGGCTGAATAGCATTTGTTCCCGTTGGTCTTGTTGAAGTTAGACCACCACCAACACCTATATATAAAAGTTGACCAAGAGAGTACCCAGTTAAGTTAAGTCCAGAAACCACACCCATTGTAACAAGCTTTGTAGAATTATTACTTAATACAGATTCAACCGTTATTGCATCTGCTGGTAGTTTTGCAAGATACATAGATGTTGCAGCATCAGCAGGTACGAAAGTTACATTATCCTGATCAAACTCCTGAGTATTAATATATACTGGAGTAAAAGCTGCTATTGTTGATTCAGTAGCATTTTTTGCAGTAATTATATTTGGGTGGGTGTTTTTCCAAAGCCCAGAAGCATCGTCATATCTTAGAGTTTGATCTTCTGACACACCATTTATTGAAACTCCATGCAACTCATCAAGCTCGTATCCGTTTTGAATGTTTACAAAAATTTCGCCAGCTGTTGCATGAGCTTTAACTACATAACCAATAAACACAGAGTGTGCAGGTTCTGCTGGTACTGTTGTGGTATAACCACCTGCTGTTGTGGATAGCCATAGTGCAGCACCCTCAGTTAGCCCAAGAGTATTAACCCCACGCAATATACCAAAGGTTGTTACAAACCCCTCCGCTTCATCTGCAATAGCCTCTGCTGTTAAACCAAATGTTTTAGAGGATGTTGATTCTGTATCTGCATCAGACAAAGTGATAGTTGGTCTTTGACCCTGAGCACCATTAATATAAACAACTTTGCCCTTAGCAATAGATGCACCTGTATCGTTTTTAACTAAAGCAACTTGTTCTTGCCCTAAACCAATTGTTACGTTTGCATTTAAAACTGTTGCTGGGAGACCGTCCCCTTCGTCCCAAAAGATGCTTCCTGTTGCAGTTGGAACAGTTTCTGGGGTGGTATCAAAAGTAATGTAGTCTGGATATGTGATAGAGTCAACAGAGGAGTAGTCACCAGCTGAATTAATAGTAATAGAATCAGTTGTGGCATTTGTTGTAATAGATACGTTTGTACCAGCCACAAAAGTTAAAACATCGGTTATTGAGTCTGCAACC